ATCGTTAGCCAACAATTTAGAGAATACACGTCTTACGATAGGAAAAACTACAGTTTCGAAAGAACCTGAGCTATCTGTAGACGCAGCTTCGTTAATTAGGTGAGAAGCTTGGTTTTCATATAACTGTGCCATGTTCTCTTTGATGTGTCCTTTAAGACCGTCTAGGAATCCTAATTTATCCCATTTGTTAATTGTATCTTCTTTGATAACTTTAAGGTGCTTAAGACCGATGTTACCAACAAGACCTGATTCTAATAATGCTCCCATTTTATTTTTTTTAATTTGAGTTTATTTATTTTATTTTTGTCATTAAATCTCTCATTCTCATGAATTGAGGATTCTCATACGTTTTACTTTCAATTAAATTAGTTGACGAACCGTTAGCTGGTGTTTTGCTAACTTTAGTCTGTACAGACTCAGTTACAACTTCAGTTCCCTTACCGTCTAATTCATTTTTAATTGATTTGTAAAGATTTTTTGATTCCTTGATAGATTCTACGTTATCAAATCTTCTTAGAATGTTTATTTTTTCTTGTTTAGTAGTTGAATGTTCTGTAAACAATCTTGTAGCGTAAGCTAAATTAGAGTTGAAAACTGCAACTTCATTTAATTTAGTTCTAAAGAAATTTAAAGCTTTTTTGTATTCTTCATTTTTCTCTTGTAATAAATTCAATTCGTTATTTACAGATTCTTTTCTTAATTGGCTTGGTGCTGCAACTCTATCTCTTTCAGCTCTACGTCTGTACGTCATAGTTCTTGACGCCTCAGTAGTTTCAGGTTCCATCATACCTTCAGTCTTCTCAATATCAACCACGTCAACGTCTTCTTCTTGTTCCCATCCTTCGAATGTTTCTTCAACTTCAGTCTCAGTTACACCGTGTTTAATTTTAGGATACTTGAATTTGTCTGCTTTACCCATTCCAACACCTTTAGTGCCTTGTGGTTGGTCTTCTTTGAAACCTTTATTATTAACCGAAGTTTTAGCCATTCCTGAACCTGCTTTACCCATTCCCATTCCTACTGCTTTAAATGCTTCTACTACTGAGTTAAGTTCTTCTTCATCAATTTCATAAACTTGTTCTTCTTTCATATTAGAAAAATCGTCCATTGGGATTGAATCCAAATCTAAGAAGTCTTCACCTTCTTCCATGTGATAGTCACCTTCTTCCATGTGATAGTCACCTTCTTCCATGTGATAGTCACCTTCTTCCATGTGATAGTCGCCTTCTTCCATGTGATAGTCGCCTTCTTCCATGTGATAGTCGCCTTCTTCCATGTAATCCTCTTCAACTTCTATTTCGTAGATAACACCTTCTTCTAAATCCAACATTGGTTCTTCTGTATTATCGTCCATGTCTCCAGCTTGAATTAGATATTCATCTTCATCATCAATTAGATGAATGAAATCATCTTCTTTCTTAACTATAATACCATCTTCATCACCCATAGCCTTAAAAACTTTTAAAACTTCTTCAGGAGACGCAGACGTTAAGTCAAGTGGAGGCATTTCCATTTCATTATCACCTTCATCCTCACCACCTTCGATATCCATATCGAAACCTAGATTAGCTTCAGGTTCTCCCCCCTCGTCTTCAACATCAACATTAACCTCTTCTTCATCCCCCATAGGCACATCAGCCTCAGGTTCATCCATTTGCGGTACTTCTTGTTCGTTTAGGGATTTTTTTGTTTGTTTTGAATCAATTAAAGATTCTCTCACTAATTCACTGATTTCTTGTTTCATAGTAGAAGCAAGTATTCCTTTTGCGTTTTCACTGATAGCGTTTTCGACAGCCTTAATTTGTAATAAGGTTTGTTCTACTATCGATCCTGTTTTTTCTGTACTCATTATTTTAAGCAATGCGTTACGCGTTTATTTTACAGATAAATATATCCTTATTGTAAAAAAATCATTATATTACAGTTTTCAAGTGAAAAAAATTGAGCATAAAAAAAGGGACACCTATTGGTGCCCCAAAATAATTTTTAAAAAATTATTAGATTAAATTTATTTTTATTCAATTACCTCATCAATTTTAGACTCAACAATTGCAGTAATTCTCCAATCCATTGAATAGTTTTCATAAGCCTTTGTTACTTTTGCTTCAACATCCGTTGGTGAGTAACCTTTAACTAATTTTTCTTCTCTAATCTTTTTAATTTTTCCTGTGTTATCATCAACCATGTCAGTTGTGATTTTTGATACAAAATATTTTTCGTCCATTTCTAAAAGTTTTTATTTACCTAAATAATCGGACAATCTTTTCATTAAGTCAACAGATTTGTCCATTCCTGAACCTAAAACATCAATATTATTTTGTTCTTCTAATTTTTCCTCGTAAGCGGGTCTGTCTTCTTTATTTAAGTAAAGATATGCTCCTGGTGTAGATGGTGAAGATACAAGATCAAAACAAATTAATTCAAAATCATCCTGTACTTCATTTTGGTCTCCCTTTTTAACCAATGAACCAACACCACGAGAAGATACCCCCATAGTTACACCTTGTCTCATCATGTTAGCGGCAACATCACCCTTAGACGATACAATACCTCTTTCATGAAAACCAGGTGTAGTTAATAATTTAATCTTACCCATCAACACGTTACCTTCCCACCACATGTCTGTAATAAGGTGGGACACTCTATCTAAATCAATCAAGGAAGATTCAGGGTGATTTAATTCTGATATAGACATACCACGTTTAATAATCTCTTGGTATTTTTCAGCCTCTCTTTTTAATATATTTTCAGGATAAATCCTACCATTTCTATTTGGTACTCCGTGTTTTTGTAAAGTGGCATAAAAAACAAAAGGTTTGGAATGTTCCAATTGTCCGTATGATTCTTTTATAACTTCGGTATTTCTTGTATCGTTTGGGTTGATGTATCCTGCATCCCATTCCACAAGTATACCTTTACCACTATCATTTGGTCCTAAAATTCTCATAATGTATTTTTTAATAAATAAATATTATCAAATAACCATTTCTGTATTTTTTGTTTTATTTAGTGTAAAAAACTTACATCTTTTTAAGTCATCTACGTAAATTGACGTTAATAATGATTTTATTTTGTTTCTTAGTACAAGTGATTTAAACTCCATAAATTTGTTATGTATAAAAAGGGTTATTTCTAAGTTTAAAAAACTTTTTTTACCTTTTTGAATTCCGCTTGTTCTTAAATCCAAATCCACTATTTGTTTTTTTTCAAAAATAGTAAAATCTAAAACCTCTAAAAGTGTGTGTTGTATTTGTCTTTTAATGTGACCCGTTATTTTTTCCCAATTGTCGTAGTCATCTGATGGTTGTATCCATGTTTGTAATACTATGTATATTGATTTCATTTCTTTAGAATCAACTGTACCGTAGTAACTTTTTGCATCATCAAAAATATTTAATTTTGATGTTTTTCCTTTTTTCATTCTTCATGTCTTAAAGTTTATTTGTTTAAACAATTATAACAAAATTAAATGTGGTTGTCAAAAATCAAAAAAATACTGATATTTATACCAAAAGGAGGAAAAAAAATATGATTATAGTACCAGTTAAAACACCTAACTCTATTGAGCAAGCACTCAAACAATATAAATTTAAAGTTTACAAAACAAAACAACTTGAGAAATTAAGGGAGAGACAGGAATTCACAAAACCTTCAGTTATTAAGAGAGAACAAAAGAAAAAAGCGGCTTACTTACAAAAAAATAATAAGTAATTATTTATCTTGTTTTTTGTGAGTAAAGAAATCAACTGAGGTTAAACCCAAACAACCAAAAGCTAAAAGACCAACAGCATCAACTAAGGTTGTTGAAGGTTCGTATTTTCCACAACTAAACATAGAAATAAATAACGCCACTATTAGTGACAGACCACAAAGTAGCCCTACAAATCTTTTAGAAGAAATGCCACCGTTGGCTCCTTCCATCATTGATTTAAAAAATCTAATCATAATCCCTTATTAAGGTTTCTTAATTTATAAAGATTGTATCTATCGTATGGTGAATCTACAATTTTTTTAATTGTATTTTCAATAGTTGCAGTTAAATCGGAGTCTTTAGATTCATTAAGGGATGATTTCAAATTCGAAATTACATTTTCTTTTAGATTATCCATTTCTAATTTTACTTCGTCTTCCGACATAGAAGATAGTTCTTGAATAATTTTTCTTTCCGAC